CCGAAATACTCGTGGCATCTGTGGCAGTCTTTGTGCCAGAGTCATAAGTGAAAATAAGATTATTGAGAATGTCTGCCAGAGTCTTCTGGCTTGATACGTTGCCCCAGAGAATGTGACCATTAGGGATAACTGTGTATCCATTGGCCCTAGCATCATTGGTTCTGCGAGACTCATTGGCAAAGCCGACCTTGCCTAGATTGGTTTCATAGATGTATCCGAAGGCTTGCTGGGCGAATGAAGCTGCGAGTGAATAGGCATCTGCTCGCTCGCCTGATCGAGCCGCGAACTCATAGATCGCTGGGCTATCGACGACATCGATGGTCTGCCCGGCATCGTTGAAGATGCGAGTCATGCGATCTGTGTCCATCTCCTTAGACCAGTTTGATGCTCCAATGATCTTGCGAGACATCTGGGAGAACGGGCCAACGGCTGTAATGGTCTGGACTGCATTAGTCCCGATTGTGCCTGAACCTGCGAGGTTGTTATCAACGCTAGTGATTTTGCCTGTAAAGATTGTGACGTCTGTGCCTGCGACGTTCTTGACCTTGATGGCTACCACTTGGTTCATCTCGAAGACATAATCCGTATTGGAAGTGTTTAAGATCGAGATGCGAGCATAGGAAGATCGAGCCTGTTCCCAGACTGAAGTTCTGCCATAAGAAATCTGGACATCTGAAAGTGTGATCGACTTGCGATCAGTTCCGTTTATCGAGATGGTTGCCCTAGGAGTCCAGGTCATGCGCCCACCAGTAGCGAGGCTCCGACCTTGTTGAATGTGCCTGAGAGTGTTGCCTCACGATTGAGAATCTGGGTGATCTGTCGAGCTGTGGAGATAGGATCGATTGCGCCATTAACTGTAATGTTGATGACGTTAGAGCCACCACCCATCGCGCTATTAGGAATGATCCTGCCTGAGCTTGAAGGCGTAAATAGTTCTGGGCCTTTCTCGCCTACGAGATAAGTTGTACCGCCCATGACTGGGCCACCAGCGGCTCGACCACCGCCGAACATTCCACCGATAGCACCGCCGATCTTTGAGCCTAAATTGATGAGTGTCTGGAATCCTCGGATGAGCGCTCCGACTGCATCAACGACTATTCCAATGGCAATGCCTAAACCTTGAACCGCGATCTTGAGAACTCCGCCTAAGAATGGAGCGACGTACTTACCGAGGAACTCGAATAGGGCTTGAAACTCCTCTTTGTTATCTTCTACTGCGCTCTTGATGTTCTTGAATGCTGACTGGATACCTTGGAAGACTGGGATGAAAATTGACTTGGCTACTGTGATGAAATTGGTAAGCGCGTTGCCTATTCCCTCTTTGCCACCGATTGAGTCGATAAACTTCTGGACGCCCGGTACTACCTTCTGGACGATGAAATCAACCATGGGAGTAATGGCATCGAGAATGAATGAGCCTACTGTCTCCTTGCCTTCATCGAAGGCGATCTTGAGGCGGCCCATCTTGCCTTGGAATGTATCGGCTTGCTTTGAGGCTTGCCCCTCGAATGTCTGAGCAAGTTTGGCAGTAATCTCTTCCATGCTCATTGACGCTAGTTCAGCCTTGGATAGACCAATACCTAAACGTCCTAGTGATGCAGTATTGCCCTCAGCTGCGCGAGCCATCGCATTAGTAACGGCTTCAAGTGACTTACCGCTACCAGCGGCGACATCGATCGCGATGGTCTGTAACTTCTGGGCTGCTTCAACGTCTTTAGTTGCTTTGACTAAACGATCGAGGCTTGGACGAAGTTCATCGTCTGTGACGCCTTTAGCCAGAGAAGTCTTTAAGATATATTGCTCGGTGGCCTTGATCTGGGCATCTGTGGCCCCAGTCACGTTCTTGAGAGATGTTGCTAAACGTATCTGCGCGGCTTCATCTGCGATTGCAGCCTTGACTCCATCGATGGCTAACTTGCCAGCATAGGCGACTGCCGCTACTCCTGCCGCTGCGAAAGCGGCTCCTGCGATCTTGCCGAACTTAGTGATCTTATCGCCGAATGACGAAACCTCATTAGAACCTTTAGTAAGGCTTGCGCTAAGGTCTTTGACTTCTCCAAGGATTGCGAGTTTAAGGGTTCTGCTATCTGAAGCCATTAGAACTCCTTAAGAATCTTTGAGAAGGCATCTTGCCATTCCCGAATAATATAAGGCTGGATAGCCTTGAGTGTTGGATAGATGAAGTAGCCATAGTTACCTGATCGGAAGCGTGGGGTTCTGGCTGGGAACTGCTTAAACTTGTTCGAGCCGAACTCCATGCCACCCCAGAGTTTTTTAGTATCTGCTCCACCAGAGAACTTCTGAGAAGCGAACCCTAGACTGATCTCACCTACCTTGGAACTTTTAGAAACCTTGCCACCCTGAGCAATACGGACTGCAACCTTAGTGGCCACAGTTCGAGTAGCAGAAGCCTTCTGAATCTGACCTAACGCATAGTCGGCAAGTGCGCCAGAAACCTTCTTGGCTTCTTCGACTGCCTTCTCATCCATAGCCTTGAAGGCGCGGATCACTTCTCGGATTTCTTTCCGATTGTAAGCCTCGACCTCAGCTTGGTTCATTACGCTCCTTCAGTATTTCAATCGCCGTTAAAATATCTTCCGCAGATTCCCAGTCCCTCATCGGGATATGAGTTGCGATGGCTAACTCGACTAGGAGTCGGCCGATACTTCCTCGGCTATGGCTTTTGGGCTATCAGAGTTCACATCCACATCTTCCACGCTTTCCATCCAAGCATCGAGAGGCTTTACAGGTTGCCCTGCTGCTTCTCGCTTCATGGCACTATGCGCTACGAATAAGATGTCCCACATTCCAGAGAAATCTGAGATTGACTTCTGACTAGCTTGTTCCCATTTTGCAAAGTCCGGTGGATAGGCCACATAGGTAGCCTGATCACCGGACCGATATGTAATTGTGATTGCTTTTTTCATCTTTGCTCCCGTTGTTTAGATTATGAGATGGTTAGGGTTGGCTTTGCTGTTCCCTGTAGAACGAATGTGATTGACTGAGCATCCTTGCCAGTTCCAGAAGCATCTGGGAATACTGGAAGAACGTTACCTGTAAAGACTGCGCCTGTGGCAGCTGTGAAGGTATATGCAAGTGAAGTGTTTGGTGCTGATGATGCAGCAGTCCACATTGCCTCGCATAGTGAAGAAGCTGCGCCCCAGTCAGCAAGCATGGTTACTGAGAGAGTTGCAGTTGTGTCTAGCGCGTAGAAAACCTTGCCATCGATTGTCTCGTAGGCGTTGCGCTCTAGTGATGTTGCTAGTGTTGTTGAAGTTGTTTGATCGCCGTATGCCTTGCTATCGATTGTTAGCGAGATGTCGCGACCTGTGATAACTGTTGTTGCCATTTTGTCTCCTTAGACTGTTCGCGTGTAGTGTGTACTAACGACGATATCGGCTACGAGCAGATTGCTTGCGCCTACTTGTGTGACGGTTGGACGTTGGACATCGCTCACTTCATAACCTGCTGGAATGGCTAGTACAACGCTTTCGATAAGTTGCTCGATGTTGTCGAGCGATGCTGGATTGCTTGAATAAGCCACGCAGCAAGATATAGTGAAATTGAGTTTGCACTTGAAGGTATTGTTACCGATCGTGTCGAACTCCATGTAAGGTGAAGATGGGACGAGAACTACCGCTGGGACTGGCACATTCTCTGGTACATACGAGAAGACGTTAGCTGCGACTGATCCAAGTGCTGTAGCAAGTGGAGTACGGACGGCTGAAAGAATAGTTGAGGCTGGCATTACTGGGCGATCGTTCCGACATCGACGAGTGAACCTAGAAGACCTACGCAGCGATTGTAGAGTGAGCGACCCATCCTGAACGGACTTGGACTAAAGTCCACGCCTTCGATCTGGCCACCTGCTGCTGTGCGACTCTGGAAGATTTCGACAGAGACGACTAGGACGGCTGATTCTACTGCGCTATTTCCGACATAAGTCGATGCACCAGTAAGGGTAGCCAACCCTGATGGGATGATGTTCTTAGAGATGATGTCAGCGTTAGTTATTGCCGCTGAGAATGAATCGTCATCGAGTAAGTCTGTTGTGATTGTTCGAGTGCCATTAAAAGGGCTACCGCATCCGCTGATAACTACGGACTGGCCTTCTCCGAATGGGTTCATCTGAACTGTTGAGAAGTAAGCGACGTTATTGTTAAGCGAGACTGCATCAATGGCGACTGAGTAAGTCACGAGCATTGGCAGGATGATTGCCTCTGCACTATCGATTATGTCTGAAAGAACCGCGTCCGAATACAGAGAGGAAGAAACGCCAAGCGTTGATCTAAGCTCGGAAGCCGTGATAATTGTTGGCATTTCTATCCTCTCGGTAAACGACTGGGGGAACGATCGGGAGCAACCGCTCCCCCATGATTAGTTAGTTATTAGGTAAGGTTCCAGCGACGAACGCCTGCGCCGACCTTTGTTGCGATTGCGTAGTAACCATAAACGGCTACCTGCAAGCGACCATTGGCAAGTGCTTGGACCTGAACCTGAGTCTTTGGAGCCTCATAGAATGTGACTGCTTCTGGAACTACCAAGAATGCAGAATCATCGATGAGAGTTGTTACAGTCATGTGTGGATCAACGAAAAGGTTAAGACCCATGACTGTACCTGTGATGCTGTTTACGCCGACTGCTCCTGGAGCATTTGATGGCTGTGCAGCTGTGAATAGTGGACGATTTGTTGTGTCCTCAGCTGAGATGATCTTCTCCCACCATGCTGTGTTAGCGATGATGTTCTTGGCGAACTTTCCTGCTGCGTTGTACGCTGCTGGAACTTCCTTGCCAATGTAAGACTTAAATCCTGCGATGTCTGCCGCTGTTGCAGTTGCCTGTGTTCCACCAGCAACGAGAGCTGCTACGAGAGCCTGATCTGTTGCCTTCGCGTATGCGTAGTTGAGTTCCTTGATGAGTTCATCGTAGAACGCAGGTGATGAGCGATCGAGAAGTTCCCATGAGATTGTCTGAAGTCCGGCAGCCTTCTTAACATCTACTGTGATGTAAGTTGAAGCCATTTCAGTTCCAGCAAGTGCTTCGCCCTCTGTTGAGTTTGAGTCCATTGTTGGTGCAGTTGAAAGCTTAGGAATTGTGAAAGACATTCCGCTTTCTACTAGGTTTCCGCGTGAAACTGCATCCACCGCTGGACGTCCATCGATTGAAGTTGTGATGAACTCGTTTAGGTGCGGAGCGAGTGTAAGTCCTGTGTTTGTTGAAGTATCGTTTGTAGCCTTGACGATCATGCGTGCTTCGTCATCGCCCATTGATGCCTTGATGTTTGCCTCAAGGAACTGACCTGCTGTGAGGTTAGTGTTGATGCGTGGAGTTGCGTAGAATGCTGGCTTTGGAGCAGCAGCCTCTACTTTTGTCGCTTCTACCGCTTCAGTTACGGCAGGAGCTTCTGGAACGGTAGTGTCTGACACTTGTTCTCCTTCTGTTGGTTGGGTTGCATCTGCTACCTCTTCAGGAGCAGAAT